AAAAGAAGGTGATCTTATTTGGTTAGAATTATCTAATAAACTATTCGAAATAATGCATGTCGAGCATGAATCGCCATTTTATCAATTAAGTAATCTTCCTACATATAAAATGCGTTGTCAGTTATTCGAATACTCTGGCGAAGATATTGATACTGGTGTGGATGGAATCAATAAAATACAAAGTGACTTTGGATATAGAGCTTACCTTACAATGGATAGTGATGGTACAGCTGGCGGATTTACGGTCGGTGAAAATATTACTCAGACATTTGCTAATGGTACAATACTTACAGGTGAAGTTGCAGCTTGGAGTGATTCAGATAAAATTTTACAATTAGTCAATTTTGGTGCAAACGATGGTGCATTCCACTTACCGGTCGTTGGCAGACAAGTCATTGGTTCACCAATCGCGACTGGAGGCTCTGGTAATATAACGACTACAACTGCAGTGAGCGAAGAATTGACAGCAAGTAATAATGAACAGAATACAACCTTTGAAACTACAAATGATGTGATGAGTTTCTTAGATTTCAGTGAAACGAATCCATTTGGAGATGTAAGTTAAATGTTGAATGAATATTTTTACCATGAACGTATACGAAAAAGTGTGGCTATGTTTGGTTCACTCTTTAATAACATATACGTTCTGCATAAGAATAGTGCCGGAGGTATTATTAATACAAAGAAGGTACCGCTATCATATGCACCTAAGTCTAAATTCCTTGAAAGAATCAGAGAACATGCTGACTTAGATGAGAGCAATAAAGTAGCTCTTAAGTTACCACGTATGTCGTTTGAGATATTAGCATATACATATGCACCTGAAAGGCAATTACAAAAGACTGGAAACTTTAGTAGAGTCGGGTTGACTGATAGTGATAGAATGAAATTCTATGCACCAGTTCCTTACAATCTTTCAATGCAGTTAAATATATTTACAAAACAGCAAGATGAGGCTCTACAAATAGTAGAACAGATATTGCCATATTTCAATCCACAGTATTCTTTAACTATCAAACCGTTTAGTGCATATCAAGATATATTAGAAGATTGTCCTATTACATTATCTGGTATGAGTTATTCCGATGATTATGAAGGAGCAATGGACGCGCGGCGAACAATTGTATATCAGCTTGACTTTGAGATGGAAGCTAACTTCTATTCAGGTGTTATAAATACTCAGATAATACGTAAAGTAGATGTTGATAATTATATAATGGATATTCCAAATGGCCTTACTGCAGATTCAGATAGACAAGTTTCAAGAATCACTGTACTTCCAAACCCACTTAATGTTTCGGCGGATAGCGATTATGGATTTACAACAACGCTTACAAACATGGTTGATAGTGCATGACAAAAGAACCTGATAATATAGCAAATGATTATAACTATTCTAGACAGACATATTATGATCTTATAGAAAAAGGTAAAGAAAGCCTTGATCTAATGGTTGAGGTTGCACGCGAGAGTGAGCATCCTCGCGCGTTCGAGGTACTGTCTGGTATGATCAAGAATGTTAGTGAAGTAAATGATAAATTAATGGATCTGAATAAAAAGAATAAAGATATATCTGCCGAAGATATTAAGAAAATAGAGAAGACTACAAATAATCTATTTGTAGGATCTACTACAGAACTACAGAGAATGTTACAAGATAATGATGAAATTAGCAACGTGGTAGATATAACACCACAGTTAAATAAAGATGATAACAACTGATAAAACCACTTATCTAGGTAATCCCAATGTAAAACGGGATGGTGTAGATACTGAGTGGGACAAAGACCTTATAAAAGAATATCAAAAATGCATGAAGAATCCTGCGTACTTTGCCGGAACTTACTGTAAAGTTATAAACTTAGATAAGGGTCTCGTACCATTTAATCTGTATCCGTATCAAGAAAAGATGTTTAAATCATTTGATGAGAATCGATTTAACATCGTATTAGCATGTCGACAGTCTGGTAAATCAATATCGTCGGTTGCATATCTACTATGGTATGCTCTCTTTCATACAGAAAAGACTATAGCTATCCTAGCAAACAAAGGTGCAACTGCACGTGAGATGCTAGCTAGAGTTACATTGATGCTAGAGAATCTACCGTTCTTTCTACAACCTGGTACAAAGGCATTGAACAAAGGATCTATTGAGTTTAGTAATAACTCTCGGATACTTGCAGCTGCTACGTCTGGTAGTTCTATTCGTGGTCTTTCTGTATCATTACTATATCTCGATGAGTTTGCGTTCGTTGAGAAAGCATCAGAGTTCTATACATCTACATATCCGGTTATTTCATCTGGTACAAGTACAAAAGTTATTATTACATCAACAGCCAATGGTATTGGTAATATGTATTATAACTTATGGCAAGGTGCTGAACAAGGTGTAAACGATTATAAACCATTTAGAGTTGATTGGTGGGATGTTCCTGGTCGTGATGACCACTGGAAACTACAGACAATAGCGAATACTTCACAGCTGCAGTTTGAACAAGAGTTTGGTAATACATTCTTTGGTACTGGCGATACACTTATTAATGCTGAAACACTAATGAAGCTCAGAGCAAAACAACCATATAAAATTGCAGAAGCTGGCGACTTCTTAGTATACGAAGAACCAGATAAGAAAAAAGATTATATTATGTGCGTAGATGTTGCGAGGGGAAGAGGACAGGACTATTCGACTTTTACCTTAATCGACATTAGCTCTCGACCTTTTAAACAGGTGGCTGTATATCGCTGTAATACTATTTCTCCAATACTCTTCCCAACAATTATTTATAAGTACGCTGTTTTATACAATAATGCATATGTAGTTATAGAATCTAATGACGTCGGTCAAGTGGTATGTAATGGATTATATCATGACTTTGAATATGAGAATATGCACGTATCCAGTGCTATCAAAGCAAATGCTCTTGGTACAGAAATGACGCGCAAAGTTAAAAGACTTGGATGTTCTGGTATAAAGGACTTACTTGAAACAAATAAACTAGAAATAGTAGATGAAGAAACAGTACTTGAAATATCTACGTTTATTGCTAAAGGTCAATCATATGAGGCTTCAGAGGGCAACCATGATGATATCATGATGAACCTTGTAATGTTTGGTTACTTTGCTACAACAGAAATGTTTAGAGATCTAACAGACATAGACATAAAACAAATGTTATATGATCAACGTATAGCAGAAATAGAAAATGATATACCTTCATTCGGATTTATTGATGATGGCAGTGAAGAAATAGCAAGAATAGAACTTGAAGAAACAAACTCACCTTGGGCTATTGAATATGAGCGAGATTTTTAATATTATAAATAACAGTATTGAATATCCGTATTATGAAAAACATATCATTTAGGTTCAAAGAAGGACACATTCCATGGCAATAGGTACACCATCAGAGTCACCGGCGATAATCGTCAAGGAGCTCGATAGAAGCGGTGTAGTACCAAACGTTCAGACCACTACAGGGGCTTTCGTAGGAAATTTTAACTGGGGTCCTGTTCAACAGGCTACGTTGGTTTCTAATGAAAGTGCGCTTACTGAGACGTTCGGTTCTCCCGATTCATCAAACACAATAGAATTTCACAGTGCTGCATACTTTTTACGGTATGCAAACACAATGCAAGTAGTAAGAGAAATCACAACTGCTGCTTTCAACTCACATGACTCAGACGCAGGCTATAGTCCAATAGGTGGAACGAGTTCACTTGCTGCAGACTCAGCACGAGAGTCGTTAGTCAAAAACAGAGATAATTGGGATGATCAGATAGCTGCTAGAAATGCAGAAAATCATACATTTATCGCAAAGTGGCCTGGTAACTTAGGCAACTCATTAAAAATTTCAATGTGCTCAGCAGACTCTGGAGCAACAACAGCAGAATTTGATGCCTGGGTGCACAGAAACAAATTTGATGCAGCACCATTAACATCAGATTTTGTTAGAGGAAAAACAGATGCACTCAAACTTGTTTCTAATCTGCCAGAAGTTTATGGCGGCGATGAAATGCACGTTGCAATTGTTGATGAAGGCGGTTTGTTTACTGGAACAAAAGGAAGTGTACTAGAAACATTCCCATTTGTATCAATAGCATTAGGTGCTCAAAACGCAGACGGATCTACTAACTTCATTAAAGATGTTATCAACAACT